ATTTCAAGATCAATTTCCATTGAAATGTACTCACTTAAGATTGAAGTTAATTCTGCTTCAGCGTCAATTGAATGATAAGCATTAAGATCTTGAGCGAACTCAGGCGTCCATTGTGCTTTCAATTTACGTGTTTTAGCAGCAACTGTGTCGCTTCTTAATTGAACGTTGATTTCAGGAATTACTAAACTTGAGTTAGATGTAGTTACTGCTGCAGCTGAACCATTTTTACCTTCTTCAAAGTCACCTCTGTCATCTAAGTTGTCAGGTCCTTTCTGGAAAGTAACTGTTGAAGCACCTAAAACAGCTGTACCTGAAGATTTTCTAACAACAAATTCTACATTTGTTCCTTCAATTCTTGTGTATTGTGGGAAGAAAGTAGAAACACCAGTTGCAGAAATTCCAAATGCTCTAACACCTTCTGGATCATAGTCATTTAAGTTAGCTACTGGAGCTTTTAATACACAAATTGTGTCTGATGCTAAAACATCACCAAATGTATCAGAGTTTGTAGATAATGAAGCTGAAAATTCAGTGTCAGCTGCTAAATTACCACCAAAAGTAACTGATGATGATGCAATAGTCATTACTGATTGAGAAGTTTCCATTGAGTAAGCAAATTCACCTGCTCCATAAAGACCCGTGTTAAAGTTACCGTCAGTTCTTTTAAGATCTGAAGTAGCACCATAAAGTGATTCGTTATCTCCTTTAATACCTGTTGCGTCTGTTGTACCATATTGGAAATCTAAATAAAAGATTAATCCAGCTGGTAAGTTCATTGGTTGAACCGATACTAAATCTTTAGCAACGATTTCACCAAATACTCTTCTTACTAATGGAAGAGCTACACCCGCCCACGCTTCAGAATTACCAGTTGCAACTGATGCACCTGTTCCTGTTGAGTTTGCTTCGTTTACAAGCTGTTTAGCTTGATTTTCTAACAACATAGCCATGTTGTTCTTTTCTGTAGAAGATTCGATTCCCTCTAAAAGTCCTGATTTATCCCATTTACCAGCTAATTTAGCTGATTGCTCGGAAAGAACTTGGTAAGGTGAAGCGCCTTCTAATAAATTGTTTACGTTATTCATTTTTGTAAATTTTTTTTATTATTTTAATTAATTTTAATGTTTGCTAATTTTTGGAAACGATTTACCATATTGTCAGATTCAGCAATTACTTCTTTTTTAGGAGCTGTAGATCTACCTGCAGCTTTAGAAGCCATTCCTATACCTTCTTTTAGAGATTTCGTTTTGTTTTTAAAGGATACTTTCTTTGATTTAGCAACATTGAAAGTGTCCTTGATTGTTTCGTAAATTAACTTAGCTTCTTTAGCAGTTTCAGCTTTGTCTAAAGTTTCAACTACACGTAGTTTCTGTCCTTGATCTAAAGTGTTTGCTTTAAAAATTCTGTTAACATACAATAATTTAGAGTTTAACAAATTGACTTCATTAAGTTCAGTACGAACTGTGTTAAGAGCTGATTTTGTTTCTTCAAGTTCAGATTCTAAAGCTTCATACACACCTTCTTCTGCAGCTTGAGGTATAGCTCCTACTTCATCGTAGTGAGTTTTAGCTATGTTATAATGTGGATGGTTTTTAACTCTGCTATCTGAATCATCTCCTTTTGTTCTTTTTAGAAACTTTTTCAAAGCGTTTACCCAATCCTCCATAGAATCATAATTAGATCCATCCTTTCCATAAGGTCTTGGAGAGTGATCTGGTCCTGGAGTATATTCTTCTTCTACTCCTGTTTCATCTAAATTGTTAATCTCTTCAAGAAGTGCATCTAGGTCGAAACTTTCACCTTCATTCAGACCTGCGTTGATGTCATCTGCTTTATGCATTACATCTCTAACATACTCTGCTTTGTGGTTTGGTTTGCCTACTGCTTCTTCTATCTCTTCGTCGTCTTCAGCTTTAGCTTCGTCGACTGTTTCTTCTTCGGCTTCAGCACCTTCTTCTAATTCTAATTCGTTAAGAATTTCTTCCAAATCAATTTCCTCATCTAAATCAGCTCCTTCCTCTTCTTCGTCCATGCCTGCGATTTCCTCTATTTCCTCTTCTACGTCCATTTCGTTCATAGTTTCGTCCATAAAATTTTCTTCTAATTCTTCTTCTTCTTCTTCATTTAAAGTTTCAGATAATTTAGCAGATAGCATAGATTGAAGTCTTGGTGTAAAAGCTTCTTCTAATGCGGCCTTTGCATTTGCAAGAGCAACTTCACGAACTGCCTTAGCGTCAGCGATTGCCTCTTTTAAAATGTTTTTTGCCATTTTTAAATAGTTTTTTCTCTTTCGAGTCTCGTTAATAAATTGTACGGGAAATAAGGATATTAGGATCCTTAATAGGGTTATA